ACTCAACAAGTTACTTTTGCCGGCCAGACCTCGGGCGTTCCCGGGGCCGTAGGTGCTGCCACACCTACGTTTGCTGCTCGTGCGCGTCGTCCACGCACGCGTCGAGCGGCTCCTCCAGCTGAAATCGCAGCTGGAGTTCCCCCTACCACTGTAACTCCAGTGGTAGGGGAAGGGGACAAGCCAATCCCGGCGCCAGAGGTGGTACCGAATGTAGCTCCCGCAGCCGTCGGGGAAGGGTCTCAAGGTACCCCTGTAACTGAGGCAGTAAAAGAGATTACTGAAGAAAAGCAGGACGAAGAAGTTATTCCTTCCGTCATTCCCTCGATTGTGGTGCAATACGAGGGGTGGTGGCACCGACCGTTGGTATTCACCACGGCGGTGTTACTTCTGGTTCCCGCTTTCGCTTTGGGAGTTGTTCTTACTCTCCTTTTGAAGGAATGGTTTGGTCACTATTCTTTTGGTAGTGTGGTTCGCTACTGTGGAGAGCAGGGATTGGCGTCGGAACGCATTTTTGGATCATGGGAGTCCGTATGCTACGACACGAAGCCGATCTTTAGTATGGACACCTACGTTCAGCGTGAGTTTTGGGGTGTGTTGTATCGTGAGAAGGTACACAACATCATTACTTCTGAGTGGGTTCGAGTTCATATGGGACAACTTTGGGTGCGCGATGTGCCCATGATCTATGGTATCGGCCGTTGGTGGTCAATGATGGGTGTGGCGGAGGAAGGGACTAGGTATGAGTTACTTATTCCCGTTATGGACCTCTGTTACTACATGTTGGCGGCACTGGTGACGTTCACTTTTGCTGTGTGGACGTTTCGGAAGGCTCTTGGGTGGGGCTGGAAGAGACTTGTCTGGTTCTGGCGCGGAGACGAGATTGAGATGGGCTTGGTGAGTAAGGTGCTCACCAGAGCTGCCGAGAAGCGAGGTATTGATGTGCAGTTGCTGGCATATCTTTATGGCTGTCTGGCTCACAAGTTGCGTGACTCTCGAACTCCTGCTTCGTTGTGGTCGTCTGGGCGGATGTGGGTTGCGAAGAATCGCCCCAAATGGGTAGAACTCAAGGAGACAGAGCAGATCTCCGAGTGTGTCAATGTTGTGATGTCTTTGACTCCAGCAGAGGACACTGCCTACCATTTGTGGGGTTCTGGCGTGATCTGGTCTGCGATCCAGAGGGCCAGAGGTCTAGCGGCCGGTACCCTCAATTGGGACCGACAGCTAGATAACTAGGCCGGACCGGTCGTCGTGGGGGGGATCTGTGTTGGTGATACCAAAGATCTACCCATCGACGATGGGTGCGCGATACTGAGGTATCCCGAACCCCATGACGACCGCCACAAGAAGATGATGGTTCGTGTTGCTTCTCCCCAAATCCCAGGGGTCTTCCAACCGACGTTTCACCATGATTGTTGGCACAACCAAGTGAGGGCTGTCCTTGGGCGTGTCATCGGTCGGGTGGTAAAACCTTCTAAGCCGGGCATAGCTAGGTTGAAGGAATCCGCACAGTGGGTCGCAAGCCGAATCCCTTTCTGTGCAGCTCAGGAC